AAAAAAGCCGCACAAAATGGGCGACTTTTTTGTTAATCCATTGTAATCGGCTGTTGCCATTCACCAAATCTACTAAGCAGTTCTTCCTGCCACTTGTCTTTAAGTTCCCAACCCTTCGTCTTCATGTATTCACCATCTAAGGCCATGCCTCCGCCCGGCCCAGGTGGTTGTTGATACTTACCACGAATATGGCCAAGCATGATCATGGCGTGACACAGGGCGCCTTCTTGCATAGCTTGATTCACTTCTTTCCAGTCCTTACACTTCTGAAGATAGTGAACCATAACCCTCTGAACCTTGCATGGGGTGGGGTATAACTTAATGTAACCGAGGTCGGAAACCCACTCCCAGCCGCCAATATTAGAGCTTACACGAGAAAACATTTGTTCGTACTGTTTGTATAATACCCATTCCCCCATTCTTCCCCATATAGGCTGAATGGGATCAATAAGACCTCCTTGAATACTCGAATAAGCACCGCCAGGATAGAAGTATTCAATCGGAATTGCCCCGTCTAAGTCAGCGGCTTGGAAAGCAAATGTCCCTTGTTCCTTATAGAATACATTGCGGACAATACCCACGTCGTCTGGCAACTTATAGACGCTTTTTCCTGGTATGGTATTGAAAGTGTAGTAATCGAAGTATTCTCGACCAGCATATTCTTCGAAAATCTTCATAGCTTGATCAACAGCCAAATCTAGTTGCTGTTCGTCAAGCTCTATTTTAACAACTGGTGCGCCAAGCATAAGTAAAACATAGTCCTTGATCTGTTCACGGACTTTCTCCCTATGCTTACGGGGGCTTAACTTGCGATCATGAGGCCCGACATAGCTACTGCACACTGAGGTGCCACAGCCAGCCCCCTGATCGCATTTCAATTGATCGAATTTTTGCTGGGACGGGCGACCAATAACCAAAGTATTAGAACCAGAACAACTCATAGTACAATATATACTGTGATTAAGTATGAATCTTGAAGGTGTGTCAGTGAGAAAGAACTTCCATAATTATGTGAAGGAAAAGCTGCTATCAGAAGTGGTGAGTTACAACATCACCCCTTTCGAGATAAGTCAGCCGATGGCTAACCTCCTTAGTCTTATTCCGGGCACACAGGCTCGTGCTAGAGCGTTAGGTTGGCTAATGACGAGCGGTTTGGTAGAGGCGAGCCTACGACGTAAGCAACTTACCAAAATGGTTCAGGCCATTCTGGACCGTCATCACAATTCTAAGTTTAGGCAAGGCACTGATGGCATCATCCAAATGCCAAAAAAGCCTCAGAACGTAACCCCAAGTCGGAAGGTTGTAGGTATGCACCGTGAGGCCACGTTTGATGACCTTAACGACCCTGAACTATTTGCGCCTCCTAGGCCCAACCCAGACGATCCAATTATTGTTCTCCAACCACGAGACTTGTTCTCCCCGGTAGCTCGTAAAAGATGGCCCATCCTCGAACAGATCGAAGTGGTGCCAGGCATGAGTATTGACGAATATTGGGAAAAATACCTTGAACCAAGATGGATGATCATCGAGGCACATCCAGATTACATCAGAACAGTGAGACTTGACTTGATGAGTCTGCGTGTTGATCTTAAGGAAAAGCGAGATCAATGCTTGGGCCTTGGCCTTGAGCCATTTATGTATGGCAGTGTTAACGGTTATTTGCAGTTCGTTGAGAAAGGCGATTATCTCAAAGGTTATTTGAACAGAAATCCATCCGATTATAATGAACAATTCGGTCCAAGTCTCGACCTTAAAGATAGTCACGTAATGCAGCGAGACGATGACGGCAATGTAATCGCCCACTTCATAGGAGGTTCGTCAGACAACAACCCTGTCAGGTGTGCCGAAACCATCGTAAAAATGCGTGGCCAATTCAGAAAAGCTTTTACTGCAAAGAAACTCGCCGAGTCCTTGAAGGATGTTGATCCTAACACTGTGCAACAAATCCAAAAGATGCTGCAAGCGGTGAATGATGTAATCAAACCAATCGAAAAGAACCCCCTCAAGGAGGGAAGCAGGGAAAGTCCGTATAAAAGAATTTACGAGCACGACCCGGTTTACGGGTTCGCCAAGGTGCCGATCAATCCAGACTGGCCGATGCAGGAGTTAATCAAATTTACGATGCTTGGTCTGGATCAAGAGATTGATACTTATTCGGAGAATGCGTTTGGCAACTGGAACGCTATTGGCCCAGAGTTTACACCAGACCCAAGCAATCCTCAACAGAACAAGCCAGATCAATACTGGTATCGGCACCCAACCGAACCAAACAAGAGGATATTTAAGTTAGGGAAAGAAACTCAAAAAAGAATCTACCAGTTAATTACTGAATTCGAGCACTTGGGGCACCTCGTAGTTCGTTTTGAGTGGACGAGGCTCTGGCCAGATTGTCAGCCAAGAAGTGGAACACGCTTCGTGTTGAGCACATTCTTCAACAAGGGTGTAAAGAGTAACCCTGAGTTAACTCAAGATTTTCGCCGAGTTTATTATACGATCATTGATGATAAGAAAGAACAAAGGGGCGTACAACCACAGCAATATCAAGCTATACCAGTCAACATCAATCCTAAAAATAAGCAAGAAGACGGACGCCACAACGAAATCATCGAGCTTCTGTGGCAACAGGGATATCGCTACGAACTTGACGAAGAAGAACAGAAAACAGGGTATCCAGATTGGATCAGGAACGACCGAGCTGTACTCGCTTGTGGTGGTTCAAGATTTGTGATCGCACCCAATGAAGACTTTACTCAATATTTCATCTACTTGCCAACTAACAAATTTGGCAACAAAGTAATTATGCCGAGCCACGGCGTAGCAGGACTGGCCATGCTTGCCGGTGGTGTTTATCATTCAGGCGGCGTCAACAGCGGCCATGCTAACGCTAACATTGCGGACAAAGTAACCTTTGAGCAGTTAATTCAGAGGATGATGAATGGCGAGTTAGGCGAAGGCGTTAAAGCAAATAGCATCCTAGAAATTCCTTCTGTCAAAGAAGGCATTAAAGCTGGATATGCTTGGTTTGTAAACAGCCGAGAAGGTCGTGCCTTAAGAGCTGATATGAAAAGCGTCGAAGTAGAGGATGCCTATGGTTACGCACTCGAAGCACTAAAATCATTCTCAGGCGATCCTGCTTTTCAGGTTGGTTTCATCACACCAGATGAAATGTACTGGATGTTGAAGTGGGATCATGACCGTCAACAACAGGAAATCAACAAAGGAGAAGAAGGTTTCACCTTACAAGCTCAACTTGCGGCAAGAAAAATTACTGGCGAGGTTTCCGATGCACTAATCAGAAGGCTTGCGGAGGAAATTCGGAGAAGCCCGATGATTGACTTATCGTTCCTTGATCAGTTGGCCCCAGACATTAAAGAGATCATCGAAAGAAACGGCTGGGAGGCACGTAGACGTTACATCGCCAAATACATCGAACAAAGGATGAGGCACGAGGCTAGAAAGAATCCTGAGATTCGTCTAAAAGTGAAACAGATTGCCATTGAAGACTTAAAGAAAAGTGACGATGAAGGTGGGGAACTAAGAGCTCAATTTTCAACACGTTCTCAATTAAAGGGCACCAGAATGGCGCCTGACGAGCAACGAGGCGAACCAATTGACCCCAATGATTTGAGGAGCAAGCTTGGCATCGAGTTGCCACCTGAGTTACAAACTGATCCAGCAGATAAAGAAGAACCACCTCCTATTGATCCAGATAAAGCCGTAATTCATAATAAATCACTGACACCTAAAATTAAGGTAATTCAGCATATTCAGAGTCCGACCACTGTTGGTGCACAACAACCAGTTGTGCCTAAACTACCGATTGCTACGACGCCGCCAAAGTCAGATCGTGAAAGCATGGTGGACATGCTAAAGAAAATCAGGGCTGAGCAGCAACCATCAACAACATCGCAACAAGCGAAGTCTGCTTTTACTCTTGCTCCTGCTTCACAACAATCTAAAAGTAGTGAAAGCATGGTAGATATGTTAAAGAGAATTAGGGCTGAACAACAACCATCAACAACATCACAACAAGCAAATCCTGCTTCACAACAATCTAAGAGTCATGAGAGCATGGTGGACATGTTAAAGAAAATCAGGGCTCAGAAAGATCAACAAAGTAATTAAAGGCTGACTTACTCTACTATCTCAATTCTTTTTTAGAGAGCAAGGAACATGGAAGAGAATCATGGGAATGGGAGTAATTTTGTAAGGTACATGACTAATCCTAGAGCATTTACGCTCAGGAAATGGTTCTATGACCTTTTGAAATTAAAATATGCTGAACACGACCAGATCATTGAGCGTGTAGCGTCATCTCTTGTCACAGAGAAGGACATACAGGATTTCAGCAAACTTATTGGCCAAGTGTTCGAAGAAGGATTCCGAAGGGCTGTTGAACAATATCGGGAACAGCTAGAGCAGATGGGGTTAAAGATTTCTATCGTTACTCCGAAGGTAGAGAATCCTAGCTAAAGTCTGGGTTCACATCTGAAATGATACACAGGCACAGGTAGCCGCCCGTCTTGGGCTCTACCTGAGACACCTTCCACCAGCGTTCGCCACCTTCTTTAATCTTGCGATAGATCACAGAGTCTCTGGCGAGTGGTTTGATGCACCAAAATTGAAGTTGTAAATCAGATTGATCAATAATAATGCCATCGAAGATGAACTGATCACCGTAAATGGTAGTTTCATAGGAGTCGTCATAGAGACTATCTGTGTGTTTCTTCTTGCCAATGGCAGGTGCGCAATAGAACTCCACACCACGTTCCTTAAGAATTTTTGCTGTCCTTACATCTACGTTAAGAACAACAGATTCTTCTGGTTCAGCTTTTTTTTCTACCTGTGGTTTTTCAAGACCGACAAATTGTGGAAGTGGTGTTTCTTCTGGTTTTTCATTGATCTCTTTGATGAACTGACTGGCTGACACCACCTTAGTTTGAGGGTTGTCAAACAGACCCAACTCATCTCGAATGTTGATGACATGTTTTTCAGCCTCCTTAATAGGATTCTGTTTATCAGCAATTACTTCTGATTTCCAATCAAGATTGATGAGTTTAACATAGGACTGGTCCCACTCCGATTGCTCTTTCATAATCGGATTTGGACCTCTGAGTTTGTAAATTTTTCCATCTTTATCTTTGATTGCCATATCTATCAACTACTTTAACCGAAGTTTCATCACCGAACCCGAAACAAATAACCTTATGGGATTAGTTATAATGGCGACGTAAAACCGTACCATTCCTTCAGGAATGTTTGACCTGTAAGCGTTGAGCAAAACGTAGACGAGCAAAAATGCGAACTAGGTCAAACCCTTGAGGTGCTAATGTAAGCCGCCATAGTGAAATTTAGTAAAAACACCTTTTGGAAAATTATTTTTACAAAAAAGGAGATATTTCTTGTAAAAAATAAAATCATTAACACTATATAGTATAATAGGTAATGATGAAAAATCATTGTTTGGTTCGTTCAATTTCGTTGGCTTCGTAGAGCAAGTTTGTCAATATGCTCTAATATAAAGGTGAGTGTTATGACAGTAACATTATTCAAATTGGTCGTTTTGACCTATTTTCCAAATTGTGTAGTTGCGAAGTGATAAACCACAATTTACGACTCAAAGACAAGTCTTGGATTTGTCAAAAATGTGAAAAACTTTATGATAGGAACGTGCTTGCTGTGAACAACATTAAGAACTTTGCTTTCCATAAACAGAATTTAATATAATATAGGGTTGAATTTACCCGAATTAACGTTCAGGGAGACGATAAGGTTACAGAACAAAAAATGTTCAATGGTCGTCTAAGAACTGAGAAGCCGTAGGGCTTGCCCTGTGGTAAATCACCTAAATGCGAGTAGGAAGCCCCTACTTTCGCTAGAAAGTTTGGTCGTTCAGCGAGCAAAGCGAGCGTTAAGAACGACCAAACCTCTTTAGGGTAGGGAAAGAATGCGAGCTATAGAACTAATTCAAAAATAATTCCAAAAACATTGAAAAAAAATTCAGTCACTCACACTATATAAATGTGAGATGAAGACGACCATTAAAATTCAATTAGAAACAGATGAAGTCGGCAAAAAAAGGCTGCTGGACACAATGGAATTTTTTTAACAAAGCATGTAATAAAATAGCCGAAACTTGCTTTGAACAAAAATCAGATAGTAAGTTCAACATCCAAAAACTGGTCTATCATCATATTCGTAAGAAATATGGCTTGTTAACACAGTTGGCAATACGAGCTATAGCAAAAACCTGCGAAACATACAAATTAAACAAAAATAAACAACTCAAGTTTAAGAAATATGGTGCAATTACTTATGATGACCGCATTCTTACATTCAAAGGACTACACGAATTTTAACATCCTCAAGTAAGCATCACGACACTTGAAGGCAAGAAGTTATACAACATCCATATTCGAAATTACTTTGCAGGTAGAATGAACAGAACTAAAGGACAGACTGACCTTATATACCAAAATGGCAAGTTCTACCTCTACACTACTTGCGACATACCCGAAGATACACCTATTGAGACAAATAATTTTCTTGGTGTTAATTTGGGCGAAGTGAACATTGCTATAGATTCAACAGGCAAGATTTTTAGCAATGACAAGGTAGAAAAAGTACGTCTCAAATACTAAAAGCAAAGAGGCCATTGCTAAAAGAAAAACACGAAATCAAGTAAACGAAAGTTAAAAAAAGTAAGTGGAAAAAAGAAAATTAAGGACTGACATAAATCATTGTATAAGTAAACATTTTGTTGAGAAAACCAAAAATATCAATGTTGGCATAGCACTTAAAGATTTAAGTGGAATTACCAAAAGGACAACGATAAGAAAAACTCAACGAGTAAAGAGATATAGTTGGTCATTCTATCAATTAAGGCAATTCATTATTTATAAAGCAAAACTCAAGGGAGTTCCTGTAGTTGATTCAAGAAATACAAACAGACAATGCTCGAAATGTAGTCATATTGCAAAAGTAAACAGGAAGAATCAAGCGGAATTTTGCTGTAAGAAATATGAATATAGTGAGAATGCTAACTATAACGCTGCGAAGAATATCGCAGCAATGGCTGTATCAATCAGCCTATTGTCGTCCGCTAAGAAATTGTCAAAGGTTGCTTAGAATTGAAACAACAAATCCAGTTGTCTTTAACGGCAAGGTAGTTGATTACTTTATTGATATATATATAAGACAGTGTTTTTTTGAATAGGTGAAAACATGCCACTTGTAGTACCAAATGTAAAAGGTGAAATTCTTTTGCTCCAATACATCGTGGGTATGGTTGCGGCAGATAACCCTGTGCTGCACCTATATGCCAACGATATTTTTCCTTCCGACTCAACTATTAAGGAAGATTTAATAGAAGTTTCCACCAGCACAGGTTATAAGCCGATCACTTTGTTGTCTCAGAACTGGACCACAACTCAGGCCGGTGGTATCACAACGGCTGTATATTCAGAACAGACTTTTGTGTTTACGACAGATGCCACGGCTTACGGCTACTATGTGACGGACGAGGATAATAACCTATTGTGGTTGGAAAGATTCAGTGGTGCCCCATTCGATATTCCTGATGGCGGTGGAACCATTTCGATTACGAGCAAACTAACGCTAAGTTAAACAAAAAAAGGGCTGGTCAAAGCCAACCCTTTATTCCGCCGCCGCTTGAAAACCCCTACCAATTCTGAAAAAGAATTGGCTGGTCAAAGAGCGAGCGACCGAAGGGAGCGAGCTTTGACCAGCCCTTCAGGGTCGGGGTAGTTCACGATTTCAACTGATTGCTTAAGTTGGTCTATGCCCACCAGGCACGCCAAACAGTTGTGTGTGCAATGTGGTCCACTGAGCCACAACTTCTTCAACAGGTTTTGGATGCCAATTACCGTTTTTGTATTTTTCCACGATCCAGTCAATAGCGGCAGAAACAAGTTCGTTGATGACATAGTTTCTAATCGTGCCAGCGAAAAGTCTTAAACAAAACGGCATGGCCTCTTTGATGATATGATCATAAATCTTGCCAATTACTGCAAGAACGGTAGCCTTCTTATCGGCACCCGGAATGCTGTACTGGATAAAATAAGAAATAAGGTCGTCAAGGCAATGGATTAAGAAATTAGCCACAACTCTGATTCTGATTCGTTTCCAAACTTGCCACCACTTAATTTGAGGCTTGGTGTTATCCCAAACCTGAATCATTGACTCAACAAACTTTTCAACGGCTAGGTCTTCGACTACGTTGCCAACAGGGTTAACTGTGTCTCTAATTTTCATGAGAATCTCCATGCTGCGAGATGGTCTGTGGTTATGTATCCAAGGCGGTCTTAAATCAAAACTAGTAAGAATACATACTACTACCATGACGATTAGAAATCCAGACGGAACACTTTATAAGGCAACAGGAAGCATCCAACAGTTCGACCCAGAAAATGTTGAACACGATTTGTTCAATTTATGGGATCAAGAAGTAATTGAGATCGGCGGTACACCACTATTTTATTACGATTTATTCATCAATGTAAATAACATTGATGAATTGTACGTTGAAGCTAGAGACAAGATTTACTCACCGTGCCCCGTATGTCTTTATGGCTACTACGATCCGATTCCATCTTCTAACATGATGGGCACGTTCGGCATTGATTCACCGGACGAAATCATGTTCGAATTCAACTATCGACAAGTCCTTAAGACACTCGGTCATCCACCTAAGATTGGTGCTCGCATCTACTCGCCACATAAAGGCGAGAACTGGATGGTTTTACAACGTAACGTCGAAGTCTTTAAGTTGTGGGGTGAACTAAGACTACAAGTAATGTGTATCAGATTCCAAGAATCGCTCACCACCGGGGAAGGCAAGGTTACTCAACGCAAACCAGATTTCAAAGTAAATCAAATCAAAGACCTTGGGAAAAAGAATCTTAATCTTGCTGGTGGTCAGGAGCAGATTGCTTAACATATCCAATCACTTCTGGTTTGGGTGGCGTATGTACGTTCTTAAAAAACCATAGCGGCACTTTACGTTTCGGCAATAGCCCGATTAGCTTCTTTTTCTTAAAGAGAGACTGCTTGGGTTTTATTATCTTGTATGGTTTCATTAAAGCACCAATATTATAATAGTTGTAATATCGACATAAAACTGTACTATTTCGTCAGGAATGTTTAGCCTATAAGCGTTAAGCAAGCCGTAGGCGAGCAAAAATGCGAACTAGGTCAAACCCTTAGAGTGCGGATGTAAACCGCCATAATGAAATTTGGTAAAAACACCTCACCTTGTTTACGGGCGAGAAAGTAGATAATCCGAAACATTTACAAAAATCTTTGGATAAATTGGCTTTATTTTCTCGAAGAGTAAACAGAAAGACGAACAAAGAAAGCAACAGGAGATTAAAAGCAAAAAAAAGTTAGCGAAATTACATGAACGAGTGAAAAACCAACTGAATGATTTCCTATACAAACTATCAACAAGATTAGTGCGAGAGAACTAATCAATCTGTAATGTTCAGTGGTTGTTTAAGAACTGAAAATTCGTAGGACTTGATCTGCGATAAGTCACATTTCCAACTTTAAGCATAGATACGAAGAGGAACAGTTAATGAGCGAATCAAATCTCACGCCTTGTAACGAGCCCGGTTTAATTAAAAATCTTACAGAACCGCCACCACCGTTCTGTCGTGAAGGGGAAACTCTTAAGAGTTCGGGCACTATTGATCATGAGCCATTCCTTGACAATAAACGGGATGTATCATCCCGTGACCTCTCTTGGTTAGAAGATGCAACTCAAAGTAAATTAGGGCAAGGTGCCCATGCTCTGTGTGACCCACAACAAACTGGTCACATTATCAATGAGCAGGACATGTCTCCTCCCAACAGGGGCGTGATCTATCGCTATGCCAAATCGCTTCGTGGAACCGACGAGGCAATGAAAGATTTATTCAGCGATATTGTTGTTATTGATGAAGCTGGCAAGGCACACCAAGTTCCGATCATTTGGGCAACACAAGAAAAAGCAGTTGCCTACATTTTACAAGAAAATACTCGTAAGGATGAAAGTTTAGTAGTAGATCGCATCAGACTTCCGATGCTTGCGATCCATGCCTCTGGTTACAACTACGCACTGAATAGGTACATCTATCACAAGGCTGTTGATTATTTAAGAAGTCCTCGTGATGGTTGGAGGCCCGGATTCACTGTAAGTGAACGCTATGAAAAAGACACCGTTTTCGGTATTTCTCGTGGTATTCCTCTTGATATCAACTACAAGCTAGTGGCTTGGACGATGTACGAAGAAGACATGAATCAGATTCTCACGCAAATAGTAACAAAATTTAGCCCGTTGGCATACATACGAGTAAGAGGAATTTCATGGGAGATCGGTGTTAAGTTAGATTCAATAGCTAATAACGTCGATCTTGAGCCGGGAGATAAAAAGGTTCGAGTATTTAAGTACGAGTTTGGATTTACAGCGGAGTCCTTCGTTGCTCAACCAATTGTAAGAAAGAAAGCCGTGCTTAAGACCCGAGTTGAAGTTACCGACTCACCTAATGAGGAAGATATTACCGAAGTCTTGGCTAGGTTGGAACAGGCAGTAAAGGAATTGGAATCATGATTGAGATTAAGAACAAGCAGAAGAGTCCAATACAAATTTTGGTGAGATCAAGAAAGGCTCCAAGGGCATTCACAACCTTGAACATTCCGGGCATCGGAAAAGGGAATAACGTTAGGCTCATCGAAGATGAGCGTGTAACAGAATACATAGAGCGGGTGGAGAAAATGGGCCTGATCTCCACTAGATATGTACCTAACAATGAAATTAGTAAGGGAGATTAAGACATGGCTATTCTAAGGGGATTTCCACCATCGAACACGATTTCGCCGAGTGTCCGAATCACCGAGAAGGATTTGAGCTTCATCGCTCCCGAGCAATCCTTTCACCGTGCTGGACTTATTGGGTTTGCAAGCAAGGGTCCAATTAACGTACCTACTTTGATCTCAACCCAACGTCAGTTGAACACGGTGTTTGGCTACCCGCATCCTGAATCCGGTGATCCTTACATGCTCTACGCCGCTGAGCAATACCTCCTCGTAGCAAACGAACTTTATATCGTTCGTGTTGCTGACGAGGAGCAGGTCAGTGACGAGCGTGCGAATACGGCGAAAGTTGATGTCCCATCTGCCGGTGGACGCATTCAAGTAGTTGCCAGCAAAACTGGCCCTTATACATTTACTAAGGACTCATTCTTCCGTTGGAGACTGAATGGTGTTTTGCGCTCTAAAACGCTAGTTGTGCTTGCTGGTACTTACACCGCTACTCAGCTTGTTGAAGAATTGAACTCTCAGCTTGACTTTGATATCGACGGCATTCAATTCTATAGCACCGCATCTGGTACTAAGATCGCAGTACAAACCACTTGGGCTTTTGGTCCAGACTCGGAACTTGAGTTCGTCTCAGTTCAGGACGCCATCTACGGCGGTCTTGTTACTGAAGGCAACCCAACCGGCTTTGGTACTGGTATGACCCAAGCTAAGATCGTTGGTAGTTTAGATCAGTATCCTGCAACCTATCAGACCGCTGGTGAATACGATTTCACAGGTTTGACGAACCTCAATATCCAGATTGTTGTTGATGGCACCGATAACGTGCTGATTGATAACGTGGTGCAGGTTATCGACCTCGCCGACCTTGAGGGTGCCGAGCATGTGCTTGCAGACATCGTAACAGAAATCAACAACCAAAAGATCGAGAACGGTGGAACCTTGCCCGGCGGCTGGACTGCCTACGCTGAAGGCGACTCGTTGGCATTCAGAACCGATCATCACGGTCGGGATGCAAGACTGTTGATTAAACCAGACAGCACTGCTGCTGCACTCTTCGGTCTTGAGCACGTAACAAAGGAAGGTTTGAGCCCGATCAGAGATTCGAGCGCAGTTGACGTTGCTGTGGCTGGCCGCATCAACGGTGATGCTAATAGCACCGGTGCTATAACCTTCACCATCCACGCTGACTCCGCTGGTATCGACGGTAACTCAACTCAGGTTGTCATCGAGAATAATATTCGTGAAGGCAACTTCTCAATGCAGGTGTTCAACAACGGCATCGAAGTCGAATCGTGGGGTGGTTTGACGAAAGATGAGAACTCAAGATTTTATGTTGAAACGTTCTTGGCCCTCGTGTCCGATTGGATTCGTGTAACTGACAACACTGCTAATGCTGCACCGCCGCTTGACGGCACGTATAGCCTCGCTGGTGGTAGCGACGGTATTCCGTCTGACCCAGACGATCAAGACGCCTTGATCATCGGTAACAAGATCGGCTATACGGGCATGTACGCTCTTTCTGAACCAGAGCAAATCGACATTGATCTTATTGCAGTACCGGGTCATTCTAGCACGGCGGTCGTAACCGCCCTGCTGGACCTTTGCCAAAACATAAGATCAGATTGCATGGCTATCATTGACCCGCCATTCGGTCTTACTGTTAACGAGATCGTTGATTGGCAAAATGGTACTCACCCACTTAACACAATCAGATTCGATAGCGACTTCGGTGCTCTCTACTGGCCGTGGGTTAAGATCAGAGACAACTTCAACAGAGTTGACATCTGGGCACCGCCTTCGGGATCGGTCATGGCAACCATTGCTCGTTCCGACCAACTATCGGCACCTTGGTTCGCTCCTGCCGGTGTCAACAGAGGCACGGTCCCGAACATCACAGACGTATTCTCTAGACCAACTTTGGAAGAAAGAGATTTGATGTATGGCTATCGTAACGCCATCAACCCAATTGTTCAGTTTGTGGACTTCGATGGATTCGTTATCTGGGGCCAGAAAACGTTGCAACGTCGTCCAACTGCTCTCGACAGAGTGAATGTAAGAAGACTTATGTTCGTCATCGAGAAGCGAATTCGTGCAGCCAGCCGTCAGTTGCTCTTCGATCCACATGACGAAATCCTTCGTCAAAAGTTCATAAGAATTGCAACTGCCATTCTCTCTGAGATTCAGGTGGGTCGTGGTATTAACGACTTCCGTGTGAAGTGCGATGCTGAACTGAACACTCCTGATGTTATTGACCGCAACGAAATGCGTGCCAGAATCGGCGTTCAGCCTATCCGTGCCGCAGAATTCATCTTCATCGAGTTTTCGATCCACAGAACAGGAAGCTTCGGCGACAACGCTGACACATTCTAAACAGAGATAAGGGCCTGTGAGATGGTCATCTCACAGACCCTTATCTCACTCTTGCGAATCAACAAGGAAGAGGTAATGAAATGGGTGCAATGGGAATTGGCGTGCTAGGACAACCTAACATCATCCTAAAACGCAAGTTTCGATGGACATTGGAAATCTCGACGCCATGCGGATTCGTCCCTCGACACTTCGTTAAAGTTGCCGCCCGTCCCAATATAGAAATCGAAGAAACGGAACTGAATTTCTTAAACGCAGTAACGTGGATTCCCGGCAAAGGTAAGTGGCAACCGATTTCGGTCACTTATAACGATGTATCAAATGCAAGTATGCAGGGCTTGTATAATTGGGTCGCCAGCGTATATGGTTTCCCTTGGCCTGTAGAACTGCCTCAGTCGGAAAAGTCGGGTTGGGCAGGAACGGCGATCTTAATGATGTATGACGGTTGCGGTACACCGCTTGAATTATGGGCCTTGGGTTCAGTTTGGCCGCAATCAGTGAATTGGGGCGATCTGGATTATGCAAATTCGGAAATTGCCACGGTAGAATTGCAACTGAGATACTCAGAAGTTTTCTACATGAACTTGTGCGGTGGCGGTAGTATCCAAAAGTGCTGCCAAGGCTGCTAATTAAGATAAACACACAGGAGTAAAAAATGGCTGCTGAACGTAAACCAATGGGCATCGGCGTTATCGGGCAACCTGACATGGTGTTCAAACGGAAGTTCCGTTGGACATTTGAACTGTTTGGTTTCTGCGACAATGAAAAAAATATAGTTCCCGAGCACTTCGTCAACATCGCTTCTAGGCCAAACCTATCAATCGAAGAGACGGAAGTTAATCACTTAAACGCAAAAACATGGATTCCGGGCAAGGCATCTTGGGAAACAATCACAGTCACGTATCTTGACGTAGCTCACGAAGAAATGCGAAGCCTCTGGAACTGGCTTGCTACAATCTACGATTTTACCGATCCAATTCGCTTAAGAATGGGCGAAAAAAGAGACTGGGATGCTACCGGTATTCTCAATATGTATGACGGTTGTGGTGTGTTGCTGGAAACTTGGCAATTACAAAGAGTTTTTCCAACAGCCATCAACTTCGGCGATCTGGACTATTCGTCCTCAGACATCGCCACAATTGAATTGACGCTTCGCTATTCGGACGTGAAGTACCGTTCGTTCTGCCCAGACTACACGCCAGAAGGTTGCTGTGGTGGTTGCGGAACTACAGTGAAGAAGCCTCAGTTCGCTAACTTCATCTAAGGAATTGAAACAACAGTAGGAGTGAACAATGGCTGAAAAAATCCCAATGGGTATTGGGCATCTCGGCTTCAAGAACCTAATCTTTAAGCGCAAATTTAGGTTCACGTTCGAGTTGCAGGATATCTGTGGAAATCAATTCGTTCCAAAGCATTATGTAAAAGTGGCTTCTAGGCCAAACCTCTCGATTGAAGAGACGGAAATCAACTTCTTAAACGCAAAGACGTGGATTCCTGGTAAGGCTTCGTGGGAAACCATAACTGTTACCTACATCGACGTAGCATCGCTTGATGTCGCTCCGCTGTTCAACTGGTTGGCCTCGGTCTACAACTTCACTGATCCGATCAACCTCGAAATGGGTTCTCAGCGTCAAGACTATACTGCAACCGCTATTCTTAAGATGTGGGACGGTTGCGGTCAGTTGATTGAACGATGGGAAATGACTGACGTATGGCCGTCTAGTATCAATTTCGGTGATCTTGATTATGCTGCTTCTGATGAAGCAACCATCGAATTGACTTTGCGTTACTCGAACGTCAAATACTTCCCAGAGTGCCCCGGCTTCACTATCAATCCTTGTTGCACACCTTGCAAGAAGGATGAAAAAGAAGAGAAATAGGGTTGGGAACAGTTGAACCAAAAACTGAGGATACTTCAAGAAAAATTTTGCCAAAAAACCAGATATACTCTAACTAAAATTATGCTGCTGATTGAACGATGCTACACGAAAGGCAACGACGAGATCGCACGACTCTGCTCTCTGAGCAAAGAATTGTGCAATCGTGCCAACTTTCTTGTGCGTCAAATTTGATTCACCAAGTAATGATTGCTTGATATCAACATCCTCGTAAAAGATTAAGTACAAAGCAGCGATTGCTGGAATTGATGTGGCCTTCACGGAAGAATCTTATACTAGTAAGACGAATTTCTGCAACTATAATTCATTACCAAAGTACGGCGAGATTGCGCCTGAATTTATTGGTTGTAGGAAGCATCGTGGCTTGTACGTTAGCAAAGACAGCTTTGCCGTAAATGCTGTGAACACAAGCCTGAACATTGAACGAAAAATAATCCCTAAGTTTTCAGTAATAGAGGATAAGAGCCTTGCTGCAAGGCTAATAGTGATTAGCCTATTGAAAACTTAATAGATGAAAAATCAAGTGGTTAATTGTTCAAACCAAATTTCCGTAGGTTTTATGGAACGATATAGATCGTATTTTTTGATTCGTCTGATGTAAACTATTCTAAAAAGGGCAGCAAAGCTGTTTGCTGCCCTTTTTTTCTTAGGAGTACATCTATGGCAAAGATGGGACTACAATTCGGTCTTGACACTGGCAAGTATTGTAAACGCCAGAATAGATGGCTTTTTTACGTACCTGAAGTGTCTGCCGATGAAACTGCTCAAGGTGTCAATGCCTTGCCACCAGAAAAGAGTGCTCGGCCTAATCTTAACTTCAAAGAAATGGAAATTAAACACTTGATTGAAGACGTATTCTATCCGTGCAAGCCAGATTGGAAGCCAATTAACCTTGTTCTGTTTGATCTGAAGAAACAACTACATCCAATTTTTAAGTGGATCAAGGAAGTATATGACCCGCAACAGGGTCAGTTCTATCCTCCAAATAGCAGAAGTCTTATTAGGGAATGTTGGCTGACGATGTATGACGGTTGTGGCACTCCAATCGAACAGTGGATATTTGAGGACGCTTGGCCTCAATCAGTTAACTTCCAGCAGCTTGATATGACACAATCCGGTGTATTGATGTGTGATATTACACTTCGCTATACAAGAGCTTATATTCTCGAAGGTTAACTACCCAGACCAAAGACGGCGGGGCTTGTTATTTCAATTTTAAGCAACCTTTAACAGTTCCTTAACGGACGATAATAAGCTGATTGATACAGTCTTTGCTGCGATATTTTTCACAGCGTTATAGTCAGTGTTCTTACTATATCCACATTTCTTACAACAAAATCCAGCTTGATTTTTCTTGTTTGCTTTTGCAATATGACCACATTCCGAGCATTGTCTACTTGTATTTCTTGGATTAACTACAACTACAGGAACTCCTTTAAGTTTTGTTTTGTAAGTAATGAATTGTCTTAATTGATAGAATGACTAACTATGTCTCTTTACTTGCTGAGTTTTTCTTGTCGTTGTCCTTTTGGTAATTCCACTTAAATCTTCAAGTACTATACCAACATTGATGTCTTTGGCTTTCTCAACAAAATGTTTATTTACACAATGATTTATGTCAATACTGAACCTTTGCTCTTTCCCGATTACTTTTGTTTACTTGATTTCATATTTTTCTTTTGGTAATTGCTTCTTTGATTTTGATATTTAAGCCGTACTTTCTCAACCTTGTCATTGTTGAAAATCTTATCTATTGAGTCTACAGTGATGTTTACTTAGCCTAAGTTAGTGCCAAGAAAATCATCTATCTTAAGAGGTGTATCTTTGGGCATGTCGCAAGTAGTATAAAGGTAGAACTTGCCATTTTAGTATACAAGGTCAATTTGTACTTTAATTCTGTTCATTTTACCTGCAAAATAATTTCGAATATGGATGTTGTATAACTTTCTACCTTTAAGTGTTGTAATATTTAATTGAGAATGTTGAAGTTCGTGTAGTTCTTTGAATGTAAAAATGTTGTCATCATAAGTAATTGCACCATACTTCTTAAACTTGAGTTGTTTCTTTTTTGTTTAATTTATAGTCTTCGCAAGTTTTTGCTATGGCTTGTATTACTAACTAACTGTGCTGACAATCCATGCTTCTCACAAATATGATGATAGACAAGTTTTTGTATGTTAAACTTACTACCTAACTTTTGTTAAAAGCAAGTTGCCGCTTTAAACCAAGCAACAAAACTTGCTATGAATGTGGTTAGGTAAATGAGAACCTAACCCTGTCAAACCGAGTATTTCGATACGGACGATGTGATAATGTCAAGGACAGAGACTTGAATGTCGCCTTAAATATACACAATTTCGGCATTAGAGAATTACCGTTGGACAGACGGGGAATTACGCTTGGTGATGAGAACAGATTACAGTCCGTTTCAGGTAGTGCCACTCGTGAACTACCGCTACCCTAAAGAGTAGCGGCTTCCTGCTTCAACCTCAGTCGCCTTTCATCCAAAGATGAGGTAGGTCTTATACCAAGTCCACAGGCTTAACTTCCCTACGTTCCGTAGGTAGATAATCCTCTTTCGAGGGTATTTTCATTACATCACAACTTGGTTTTCGTTGCGATACATTATCATAATACATTCAACCAGATTTATCCAATAGAAACCAAGATTCAGTCTTATGGGCGGTTTCATCCCCTACCCTAAAGGGTTACACCCACTCTGGTCACTCGCTTCGCTCGTTCCCGACGTGGGTGTAGCATCTACGATGTAGGGGCTTTCACCGCCGAAAAACGGTAAAACCAAGAACAAATAGTGCGTAGTCCTAGTTAAGTGAACTACCCCGACCCTGAAGGGTCGGGGCTTCTTGCTTCATCGCAGAACGCTCTCTAACGATTTTCATCGCCTTCAAGTCTTACTTCTGCTCCCCAAGCCAACCCCGTAGTTCCTACGGTTGCCAAGGTCAAACCTTGTTTCTTTATATTCTTCGATGCATTCAGGTCTCGGTCGTGCTTCACGCCACACCTCGAACATGCCCACTCTCGATCCGAAAATTTCAAGTCCTGCTTGATGTAGCCACACTCGCTACAAGTTTTGCTCAATGGAAACCATCTGTCCACTTGTAGCACCGTTCGCCCATACCACGCCGCCTTATATTTCACCATCCGAACCAATTCTGCTAAACTTACATCTGACACGCTTTTAGCTAGACGATGGTTCTGTATCATTCCTTTGATGTTCAGGTCTTCAAGAACAATCGTCCCATTGTCTCGCACCATTTCCCAACTGACTTTGTTGAGATGATCGCTACGGATGTCGGTTATCCTTTGATAC